GCGGGATATAAAGATCGGGAGTTGCTTGATCCACCGCATCTTTATTTAAAAGCATCCAAGACGGAAACTTTTTCAAAATATTTTTTTGTTGATCTAGCGAGTATTGGATTAGTCGGATCTGCAATTGCAATTTCAACAAGAAGAATAAAACTTAGAACACTTAAATTGGAAAGTTCTGTATCTATTTCTACTTCAAACTTTGCGTATCTTTTGCTATTTTTAACTAGCAGAATTGAAGCTAATGCTTGAGAAGTTGAAGTGCTAGATAGAAGCCATGGTCCGATTTAATGAGTCTGACTCATACACATTAACATTAAACGATATGTCTTCTATACTATTTAAAGAAGAAGAAAAAGCCCCTTTAAAAGTTCGAATATCTACTCTTGAAGAAGTATCTATAAACCTATAAAAATAATCTTCACTTGAAGAAGAAGATATTATCGGAGTTGACGCCTCGTCATAGTCGATAATGTAGTTTCCATCTTCATCCGCTACAGCATCAAAGATATAATAAGTCTGTGATTCTGGCTCTAGATATATTTCTCCGCATATCTGTTACCGAAGTAGAGCCAGATATAGTCGGTGTAGCATTGGCTATATTTTTTGTTCCAGTGAACGTGTAATCACCTAAAGAATTGATTCCAGTAGGAAATCTTGTATAGGAATAATTTTTATAGTACTTATTTGCGTAAAGGTCAATAGCCTCAGTACTCCATGTTTTTCCATTTTTGGAAAAATCAGAAGTGACAAAGCTCAACAAATAAGTTTTCATTTTTTAAACCTCTATACGGAATCTAGCCATACGCTATATTCGCTTGTTATACCATTTTCTGGATGAACAAACATTAAATGCTGACAAGGTCTACTCATTGAAGAAAAGTACTCTTGGGCATATGTATTACTACTTTCTGGTGAACCGGAAACTCTAAGTATTGTACTTCCAATGGTCATTTTAAACTGCTGATGGTAGTGACCCATGAACACATCATCAAAATGCTCCGGAATTGCTCCATCTTTCCAACCCATTATTTTCTTGTAATACCCGTAGTATTGAGCTGGAGCGGGCAGTTGATCTCCATGTATGAGAAGACTAGAATAATTTCCTATGTTATCTACTGCGTACCAATTTCTTTCGCCTTTACCATCTGGAATATTAAAAGATATTCTATCTTCTTTAGCAAAAATTAGTTCTAATATCTTATACAAAAGTCTATCCATGTTCGTCTCTGGATCGTGAGATCTTCTCATCTTTCCACCAACAGCTCCATGGTTCCCAATAATGCCAGTAACATGAACTCTCTTAAAGTTTTCTAAAGCTGTAGTAAGAAACCTAGAAAGTATCTTTGGACCATTTATTCCGACCTGTCTGTATAAACCGGAATCTATCAAATGACTTTGACCAGCGAATATTTCTTCACCCTCAACAATATCACCCAACAACCACACATGAAGATCGTCTACATTGTGATGCAGTCTTTGTATTTCTGTAATCTCCAATAGTTTTTCAGTATATAGTTCTATTCTTTTTTCTAGAACTTCTGTGTTATAACTTGGTGTTATTTTACCCATTTGCCAGTCGGCAAAAACTACTACAGCTGTTTCCGGAGTGTTATGTTTTGTTGATTTAAATGTAGGAGCTTTAATCTTCGGCAGTTCAAAGTTTGAAAAGGCATCAAATGCTGCCTGGTAAACTGAAATTACAGCTTCATCTTTTACGTTCTTATACTTTTCGGCCAACTTAGCCAGGCGTCTATTTTCTGATCTTAAAAAGATTGAACCCTCATCTGGAGAATTGATATTAAAAGTTGGATCCTCTTCTTCGTTAAACTCCTCGTAATCTTGGGAAACATCAACTTCTTCATGAAGTATTTGACCAGGAAAATCCTTATACCCCTCAGACAGCATTCGTGCATGCGTCATATTCTTTGCTTTAATAATTTGTTTTTTTGTAACTAAATAAGATTGTTCTGACATTGATCATCCTTTAATAATCGGAGCTACCCATTATAACAGAATATATCGATAATGATCCAGCTGTCATGTAAGATTTATCATCGGATAATCTATAGTCTTTATTTGGGATATTTTGTCCTTCTACTCTTACTGAATTAATTGTTGCAGAAACAATAACTTCAGAAGCCAAACGCGCCTGTCTTTCCACTTCGGTAATTGATAGAGAGTCTCCAATGGACAAAGTATTAATATATCTATTAATAAAAATTCTTGCTTGATTTTCAACAGCTCTTGCGACTGAGGTATTTGTGCCCTCTCTTAAAACAAGAGACATATTTATATCAACAGGTTTTCTTTCTGCTATTCTTACATTAATGTTGACACCAACTGGCTTTATTGCCTTAACTTGCTCTATAACATATTGGCTCATTGTTGAAATGCTTGATCTAGTTTCTGGCACTAATATAATATCACATGATCCAATTCCAAAAGACGCCTCTCTTATTTTAGCATCCTTTACACCTTTTACGGCTAAAGCTGCAAAGCGAATAGACTCTGCGGTTCCCGTGTTTGAACCCCTTACTGCAGCAATTATTCTTCTACGATAATTGTCATCTGACTCTGAATTTAAGGTGCTATAAACTTCTTTGGGATTATTACAAAATACCACAACTCCTGGAGGAGCAATAAAATTATGCTTTACTAATGTATTTCTAGCAGCCGTTATATTATTATCAGCAAATTTTGCTTTTACTGATCCGTATGCCCTGGTATTTCCTGCGGCGATAATAACATCGCCGGTAAGCTCGTACATGTATTGAACTGAAGAATAATTGTTGATATCATTAAATACGAGTGTTCCAGCTGCAATGGTAATTGCTGCACTGTAGGGTTTATCAATAAAAAATTCTATATTTGCTGTGGCTCTTTCTGAAACTAACTCAGATGAAATTGATCTTCTTGGTACATTATATAATGCACCTATCATATCCAAATTGGCCCCGTTGGCTGTTGCCAAACTTGACTGCTCAATGCTTAACCTTAGGGCGTTGTAAAGATCATATATTTCAGAATGGATTGCCTCAGCGAAGGCTCTGGCAATTGAGCCAGGCGATATTGAGTTAATTCCTGCATTTTTTTGGAGACTATCCAAGGTAGCCAGTAACATTTGCTCTCTTGTTTTTACATTCATAACTGGCATATTAGGCTCCTAAATCTTGAGTTATAGAAAGTACCACTGGTTGATAGTTGCTGCCAGCTAAATAAACATCAAACCTAATCGAATCAGCGCTGACAGGTACTGCTTCAATAGTAATTTGCCTATTTTTAAAGACCCCTTCTCTCTCTAGGGCGGATCTTATAAGTCTTTTACCAAGATCTCCGGTTTGAACGTTTTGTGGCATGCCGTAAAGCATTGAGAGCTGGGTACCAAGCTGGGGGTAGACAAAAAAATCTCCGGGCTCAGTCATTAGTCTAATATAAACGTGCTGTATATCTTTTGTGGATTGATCCTGAACTGTTGCTATATCCCCGGAACCATTAACGACTAAATCTCCACTTAAATCAATATAAAAATCAGACATTAATTATCCTCTAAGATTCTATTTTTTGCTTGTTCTATAGTATAGCCTTGAGTCCTATAATTTAAAATAGACTGCAGCAGGGCGCTTTGGGTTTCTTTTAATATTTTACTATTTTTATTCCAAAAATTATTTATATCGTCTAATTCAGCCTGGCTAAAGGTCATAGAGTAATCAGACTCTGAACCAGTTGGAAGGCTATTTTTTACAACAGAAGTATCCGTATCGGATACATAATCGTAATCACCTTGAATAGTAACAGTTGGTTGATCATCCTCTTTGTCTAATTCGCTAATATTATTAATATAATAATCAGCG